TATGACATCAGAAAGAATTAAAGAAATACAACAACAAACTGCTTATCCTGATAGTATAAGTGTTCAACAAGCATTATTACAAGTATGGAATGAGTGTTCACAACTTCCCCAACAAGAAACTCTATATAAAGAGAATACATATAAAATAAATGCAAACACTTATATCACCAATGAGGAAGAAATTAAAAAAGGAGATTGGTTTTTAGAGAAAGCAGGAAGACAACACCCAATACGATATAATGGTAAAGAAAAATTAAATTTCCATTGTAAAAAAATCATCCTAACAACAGACCAAGACTTAATCAAAGATGGTGTGGCTACACTTCCCCAACAAGAAATATCAGATGAAGAAATAGAGAAAGGTGCTAGAGAATGGTATGATAAAGAAGGTTCTTATGAACCAAGTGCTATAGCATTAAAAACCTGGGTTTATGCAATTAGATGGTATAGAGAACAATTAAAAAGTAAGCCTACAAGCTAACAATAAAAAAAATTAGTAAACCTATAAACTGACATGAAACAAATAATTATTGTAATAATCATATGGGAGCTAGTAAAGTACATTGTAAGAAAAGTATTTGATAAAATAGTAAACGAATAAATTATGAGGGACTTACCACTAAATAAACAGCAAAGAAAAGAAGGATGTATTATGATGATTATCCTAGGAACAATTCTATTGATTGGATTAATATTATTAATCATTATAAACAACTAAATTATGTTAATAGAATTTCTACAATGGTTAGAAGATAACCAATGGCATAGATATAAAGATGGTACATATTATTCTACAAGTCCAGATCAGTATGTACATGGAACACAAAGAAAATTTTACACTAAAGAAGAATTAATAGAAAATTATGAACATACCAACAGCAGAAGAGTTTGCTAAAACTTATCATCCCATGAAAACATATCCTGTTGACCATCAGATGATGATAGAGTTTGCTAAACTACATGTAGAAGCAGCTAAAGAAGAAATATCTAAAAAAGCTAGAACAAAAAGCGATTGGTCAGGAAATACCGGTTCTGAATATTGTGATACTATTGTAGATAAAGATTCTATTTTAAACTCGTATCCATTAACCAATATAAAATAGAAAGTTATGAATCGCGTTCTTTTATATCTTTCAAATATGTATTGGTATAATTAAAAACTTTATATTATGAACAAAGAACAAGTATTAGGTATTATCCGCCACACATTAACATTCGTAGGTGGTATCCTTATTATCAAAGGTATAGCTACAGAAGCTATGACTGAAGAAGTAATCGGTGCTGTTATCACAGCAATCGGTACTGTATGGTCAATTATTAAGAATAAGTAATTTTATATTACTTTTGATTTACGCATTAAGCCCTCATTTTGAGGGCTTTTTTTATTATATTTATGGTTGCTATCCAATGAAAACAATCCTATATTGTTTAAATTAAAAACCACATTAATGAAAAAAATCGTTTTGCTGTTTACGTTAATTGTTACAATGTTTACGGCGCAAGCAAGAAAATTCTATGTAAGTCAATCAGGAAATGACACTTACACAACAACACAAGCACAAAATCCATTAACTCCTTGGCAAACATTATCTAAAGCACAAAGTAATGTAGCTAATGGAGATTCTGTATTATTTGCTAAAAGTTCTAAATTCTCAGGTACACTAACACTAAACAGTAAATCCAATATTTACTTTGGTGTGTATGGTATAGGTGCTGACCCACTATTTTGGGGTACAGGCTCAACATTAAGTGTATTATTTACACTAAACACTTGTACTAATATCACATTCTATGGTTGGAACATTAGTGACACAACTATCTCATTTACAGATAGATATGTTCAAGCCAAGATACAAAATGTATTTGCTACATATCAAGGATGTACAGGTGTAGTTATTAGAAAATGTAGAATGGATAGAATAGGTTATGGAGCTTATTTCCCACCAGGTAATAACGGTAACACAGTTGATTCTTGTGATATTGGAAATTTAAGAATGATTAAAAATACACCAACAACTGTTAACCCAGATGATGATTATGGTGGGGTTCCTGTTCAATTATCTAGTTCGAACAATACTGTTACTAGTAACTACTTTCATGATTGTTATGCGGCTAGTTATGATTATACATTTGATGGAGGTGGTGTAGAATTTTTTGAAGAGGGTTCTGTTATTGAAAATAATATAATTGCTTACAATACATTTTATGAATGTAATGGTATTTTTGAGTTTGGTAGTACTAATGATGGTGTTGCAAATAACCTAATTCAAAATAACAAAATTTATTATAACAAGATTATTAATAACAACACAGTAGTTTATATCAATAACAGCGGGCAGTATAAAACTGCGGTAAGAAACTTACAGTTTTATAATAATGTAATATTACAAACCGTTCCTAATGTAAACCCAGGAGGTAGTAGTGGAATTATGTTTTCTTTGGCAACATCAGATGCCACAGCTGGAATTATAGTTCTTAAAAACAATATAATTCAAGTATCTAATGGTTTAGAATTAACAAGAAGTGGACAGTTAAGTGGTACTAATTTAACACACACTAATAACATATATAAATTATCAGGTGGTACTGTAACTAATTTTATATTAGGCGCTACAGAAATAGCTACATCAGGAATTATTTGGGCTAACACATCAGATGCAAATCCATTAAATTGGGATTATAGATTAACAAGTACATCACCAGCAATTAATAGTGGTGTTAATATTGGTTTAACAAGAGATTTTAGTGGTAATACAGTTGGAACAACTCCTTCAATGGGAATTTACCAATACAATGGAGTAGCACCAACGCCTTGTACATTTACATACGGTACTTGGACTACTTGTTCTAATGGAACTCAAACTAGAACATTTACTTCAACCCCAATAGGATGCTCAGGAGTTCCTCCAACGGATAGTATAACAAGAACTTGTACAACACCTACAGTGCCATGTACTTTCACATACGGAACTTGGTCAACATGTATTAATGGATCACAAACAAGGTCATATACATTTAATCCAACAGGATGTATTGGAGTACCAAGCCCCGATAGCTTATTTAGAACATGTACTAGTCCTATAGTTATAACTAGATTTAATTATACTTCAAGTAATAGAAGAATTAATATTACTTGTAATGTTGCTGGTGTAATGAGGGTATCAGACGCATCAGGAAGTGTAGTTAGAAATTATAATTACGTTGCAAATGGAGCTACTATAAATGCTAGTGAATTACCACGTGGAACATATTTCGCTACAACTTACGGACAAAGTATCACTTTTATAAGATAGGAAGGCAAAATCTTTTTTGTATATTTAGTTAAACAAAAAAATAAAGTTATGACAAATGAATTAAATGCAAGCTCAATGATGACTAATAATAGTTATTCATTAGAACAGATCAAGACAATGACTCCATCAGTTTTTACTACTGATAAAGCGCCTCACTTAACCGACAAATACATTCAAACGCCTACATCACGTGTTGTAGAAGATTTGATGAGATTAGGTTGGCAAGTAACTAAAGCGCAAGAAGTAAAAGCGCGTAAGGGTAAAGGATTTCAAAAACACATTGTTGTATTTCGTAATCCTGAAATCATGATTAAGGGTAAAAATGGTGATGATGCGTTTCCACAAATACTATTAACAAATAGTCATGATGGTAAAGCAGCGTTCAATTTTAGAGTAGGTATATTCCGCCTTGTGTGTAGTAATGGTTTAGTAGTTAGTGATGCTGATTTTAGTAATGTTAGTATCCGCCATATGAACTACACATTCGAATCATTACAGGCAAAAGTAAATGAAGTAATTACTAAACTACCTAATTTAGTTCAGAAAATTAATTTATTCAAATCAACGCAACTTAGTGAGAACGCAATTGTTGAATTTGCAACTAAAGCAGCATCATTACGAAATAAAATGACAGTCAATATAATGGACGTGTTACGTGTTGATCGTCCTGAAGATGAAGGAACTGATTTATGGGCTGTGTTTAATCGAGTACAAGAGAAAATATTAGGTGGTGGTTACAAATACGGAAATAAGAGTCGCAAAGCACGATCAGTAAATAATTTTCAACAGGACATTAAGCTAAATGAAGAATTATTTGAATTAGCTGAATCATATCTATAGTTAATAATAGGGTTGGGGCGTCAAAGCCCCTTCCCTATATTTAATTAAACAAAAAATAAGTTATGAAAATTAAAAGTAAGTTAACAAAAGCGCAACTTAGAGTATGGGTTAATGAAGAAGCTAAAGCAATGAAAGCCCATGGTGTTCCTTTAACATTAGCAGAATGTAAACGCGAAGCCGAAAAGGTATTTAGACAAGAATTTGAGATAATTTAAATGAATAGGCAAAATATTTTTCGTATATTTAGTTAAATTAAAAATAAAATTATGGCAATCGGCACTAAAGAATCATCACAAGATAAAGCATCAAATAGAGTAGATCGCAATTTACATAGACAGAAAAAAGAAAAACCACTTATGGAACGTGAGTTTAATGAACTAGTTTCATTAGCTGATCAACTAGAGTGGATTAAACAAAAACAAAAAATTAAAGATAAAAACCAAACATTTTAAATTATGGCAAAGAAAAAAACAACAGTAAGCGAATTACAGGAAATGATTAAAACAGTTCCTAGATTAAATACCTTAACTAATGAGCAAGTACAAACACTTAAAGACATTTCATCTGATTTAGCAGATATTAGACGCACATTAGATAGTTTAAAAGGTGAAGAAAACATTAGTGATATTATGTTTGAGGTAGGAAAATCATATTATATTACTTATGAATGCGAAAATAAACTAGATACATTACTTGAATCATTTGAAAATGATTGTTATGATTGTGATGAAAATTACTAATAAGTAAAATAAATAACCATGAAAACATTAGTGATACATCCAAACGATAGATCAACAGATTTTTTAACACCGATCTATATGAATCTTAAATCATTCCCCGACTTTGATGATATAACAATCATCAGAGGGGGAGTGACTAAAGATGAAGTTGATGAACAAATTAAACAACATGATCGTATCATGATGATGGGCCATGGTTCACCACAAGGATTATTTGCTGTAGGACAGTTCGGAATGCAAGGAATGATTATTGGTCACTCTACAGTTCCATTATTAGAAAATAAAGAATGCATATTCATTTGGTGCAACGCAGATAAATTTGTTGAAAAATATAATCTAAAAGGTTTATATAGTGGAATGTTTATATCAGAAGTAGGTGAAGCAAATTACTGTGGACTACTAGACACACCACAAAACATAGTTGATGAGTCAAATAATTATTTCGCTAAAGAATTAGGTAGGGTGTCTGAGAAGTCATTAAATGAAATGTATCAACATATTAGATATAGTTATGGTGTGTTAGCTGAAGGTAATGTCGTGGCTGAATACAATCATAATCGTTTATATTTAAATTCATAGTTATGGTAATAATAATATTTGCATTTATCATTATATTAGCAATAATTTCATTTACAGTCATTCTTCATGTTCAAAAATTACAACAACAAGTTAACTTATTAGATAAGGAACAACACGTCCAAAATGAAGATATGTATAAGTTAATGAAAGAAAACTACGAATTAAAAGGAATGCTTCTACAACACGTTGAAATACTTAAATACCTAGTTGATCAGGACCCAAAACTAAATGCAGGCAAAATATATTACTCGGGTCCTATAGGAGAAGCATAATATTTATGAGCAAAATTATATAAAATGAGTGCACAAACAGATATGAAGGTAATAAGTGTTCTATTAGACGAAGCAATGGAACAAGGTTTAGAAATTGAAGTAATATACTCCGCGTTGAAAACAATGAGAGAAGATGACGCAATCACACCATCACAAGCGTTTCAGGAAGCGATGAATGAGTGGGTTAAGTAGGCGAAAATTTTTTGTTAAATTTAGTTAAATAAATAAATAAGTTATGAGCGTAAAATTAATACAACAAGAAACAACATTTGATGTTGAATACAACAATCAAACCTATTCAGTAACAATGTTAGAAGACAATGTTAATTTAGGTTATACTCAATATGATGTGTTTGATGAGCAGGGTGATGTAGTTGATGGTGATTTAGAAACTGAGATTGTGACATACTTAGAAGAAAACATTTAATTATGAAGCGAATAAAAGAAATGATTGAAACTGCTCCAACTAAGTCAATGGCTATAGATATGCTCAACACATGGAGATTATTTGGTAATATAACAGAACAACAATACGTTAAAGGTAGAGAATTAATTACTAAAATAAAATAAAGGTTATGGCAAAAACACACTACATATCAGAAATTGGTATAGAAGTCTGGAAAGGTGATTGGGCCGATGCAGAATGGACAATCACTGGTTATCCAAAATCAAGTATGACTATTAAGCAATTCAATTCCGCTTATGATTTTGAAGAGTATATTCAAAAGAAAGTCAACTGTGATAATATTACATTCGATTCTGAATCATGTCAATTTTTCGCATACGCTAAAACTAAACAGCGTGCTACGTCGTTCATTAAAGCCATAGATAAACACTTCATTAAAGTACGTGAATTAGTTAATTAATCGCAAAAAATTACATATTTATGGGCAAAATAAATAACATATATTTAATAAAATAAAAAATGAAAAAATCAAATTTAAACGAAGCAAAGCGTATGCAGCAATTAGCTGGTATTATTAAAGAATCACAAGTAAATGAAAGATACCCAAGTCAAGTATGGGATTGGGATATTACGGAATTTGGAAAATACAACCCAGAAACTAATACATTTCGTATGAAAATGGATGATGATGCTAAAATGGATTATATGGATACTGAATTTCCAGGTTATATGGATGATGAAGATATATCTGAAGAAGGAAATAGTAAATTTATTGAAGATGTTAGAAAAGCAGTAGAAGAAGAGTACGGTCCTGGTGTACGTATTGAAGGATTTGATTTTGATTAATATATAATAATAGAATGAAGAAATTAAACGAAGTAAAACGCTTACAACAACTAGCTGGCATTAATGAAATAAAGATAAATGATCCTACTCCATTCGAAGTAGTATTGGAACAAATACCAAATGACAGATATTTTTATATTCTAGATGGTATAGAAAATATAGACGAGTATGACGAATCAGATTTAATTGATTACTTTTATGATGATATTTTTAATAATGAATTAAAAAATAACTCTAACGTATCCGGTGATAATTTTAATGAATTCCAAATAATAGATAGAGCACAAAATCCAACTGGTTATAGTACAGGAAAATTAGAAGATATGTTGTATGATAAAATATATGATATAATATTAGATTATAAAAATAAGTAAATACATAATAGCGCAATCGAAAGATTGCGCTTTTTTGGCAAAATATAGATCGTATATTTAGTTAAATAAAAAGTTATGAAAAAAATAAAGGTTCGCTTCAATTTAGGAGCAGGTAAACATTTCATGAAATGGAAAATAGAAGGTCCATTAGGTGTTGAATACCATGATCCAAATAAAGTACAGTTAATACTACACAACTGTCAACTTAAAAACAACAAGAAAACAGCACAGAAAATATTTGATGGCGTACATAAAACAGTATGCGCTTGGGTATTATGTGACTCAATCAGTATTAATCATTTAGACACACATGGTTACGAGGTTTTGTATGGATTGAATCATATCAAATACAATCCTAGAGTAGAACCTAATTGGACATTAAATGATTGTAACTGTGATAATTTCAAAATAAAATGTATCATAAGTACAGGTAATAAATTATTTACATACTAAAATAAATTATAAACGTTATGACTTGGACAAAATTAAGACCTATGTTACGTGAACAATTTGGTAATTCGTTCTCATTTTTTAACGATAAATACAAAAGTGGTAAACGCCGGATCAAAATAGGTGTAGGCGATACACAAAACGTGATTGGATATATTAAATCAATTGCACCTGAATTAGATGTTAAACAATATAAGATGCATACAGTAACAATTCACTATAACAAATAAACTAAATATTATGGCAAACGGATCACAAAAGAAATTCAACGGAATACCAAAGGCAAAAACGCGTAGAACAAATGTTATTGTTCGTCTTGAGAAGCAATTAAAATCAGGTAATAAAACCACTAAAGCAGAAGGCAAAATAATTTCAGTATCTTTAGAAGAGAAAGATACAAATCGTATCAATAAAGAATTAACAACACTTAAAACACGTATTTAATATGGCTGAATTCAGTAAACAATATTGTGCACTACATGATATGGGATTTGATGGTGACTTTGATGTATATGAAGAGTTTGATAAACTAGCAGTAGGTAATTTTAAACCGATGATATGTGAAGGATTTGGTTTTGTAGCAATAGGTAAATTTGAAGACGATCCTGAAACAGCTAAGGTTTATTTTAGAGAAGCACATGATAGTGAAGACGGAACATGGGTTGATTTTTATGAAGTCTTAGATGATGAAAGGCAAAGTCTTTAATTTATATTTAGTTAAACAAAATTAAAACATATGGGATCAGTTATTGACTACATCGATTGTCCAAATTGCGAACACGAAGCATACACCGACTTCTATTATAAGACAGGTGAAGAATATGTTAACTGTCAAAATTGTGGATACCATTACTCCGCCACATTCAAACGTGATGAAGATGGTGAGTATATTACTAAAGACGGAACAGATAATTACGCATTGGATAATATGATAATGGAAGTAAAGGAACTAAAGAATCCATATGGTGCATATCGAATTAAACATTATGACTCAATTGGATATGAATGTGGTTCACTACCAGACGAAACAGCGTATAATAATATAAAGGAATGGGTAGATAAGGAAGTAAATGATATAGAATTATTTAGTATTAATCGTTTTGTTGATGGCAAAATAGTAACTATAGATATTATTGATAATGGACCTAAAGTAGACGGAGCAGGATTTAGTGAAGAAGATAGAGAAAGTGATGATTTACCTTTTTAGGCAAAATAATTTTATATATTTAATTAAATAAAAGGTTATGAAAAGAAGATCAAATGAAGACATATTCTATTTTTTAACAGTATGGTTTTGTACTAGTATAATAGTATTATACATTATTGGATTAATATTTAAATTAATATCACATATATGAAAGTAATAACAATAGATGATCCTGTAATGGAGCGTAAAGCATACCTGCTAGACGAAGACGAACAACAATATACCGAGTTTACTCCCGGAATAGATGTATTACCAGCTATGTATTATAATAGTGAAGTAGCAGCGGGTAATTTCTATTATGTGACTAAACATGAACCCGGCGAACAATTCTGGAAGGATGGTGGTTATGAATGTGTAGATGATCAAGGTATGAAACGTGCATTTCATTTAGATGCGCTTATTGTACACCCACGAGTATTTCAAGGTAAGACTAAAGCGAAAGTAAAGATGGATGAAGATAAACCTAAAGGTAAGAAAGGTAGACCAAAAATGGATCCATCATTAAAGAAAACAATAACAAAATACACACCAACAGGAGGTAAACGTGGTAGACCAAAAATGGATCCATCACTAAAGAAAGCATTTGATGTATATGTTCCAACAGGTGGTAAGCGAGGAAGACCAAAGAAGGCAAAGTAAATAACGTATATTTAGTTAAATAAAAAATAAAAAGTTATGACACAAATCGAATTAACACAAGCCGAATTAGATCTTATCCAAGCTAAACGGGATGAGGAATTAGCTCAACAGCAAAAACATCAACAACGGATTAATGAGCGCATTGCTATGGCTGAGCAAAGTATTATTAAGGCCCAAACAGAAGATGCAAGACAAATGGCCGCTGCGCGTTCTTTTCTACAAGAACTAGGAGCAGGATGGACTGAATCTATTCAAGTAAGATCAGCTATGGAACGAGTATATGATACTAGTGATGTAGTGTGGAGTAAAGAATATTTTAGAGAAGAAGTATATTTACGAAAAGATGATTATAAAGTAGATGTGCGTAAACATATTGTGTACAGTGATAGATGGAGTCGAGGTGGAACAGATAAAGGATATAAAATGTATCTTCGCGGCCCTGAAATTGAATGGGCATATGAACAAAAAGCACTTAGTAAAGCAGACACAGTAAATAAGAAAATACAAGAATGTATTAATCAAATCGCTCTGAGGGAACACCATAAGAAACAAAAAATATCAGCAGTAGAAACGACTGTACTAAATTTACAAACCAAGTACCCAACAGCTACTGTCACAGCAACTAAAGAATGGAGAAAAGCAAAATATAACAAAAGTGGATACCAAGAATATGATAATGTGAATATTCAATTCATAAATGGTGTACAAATGAGTTATGAAGTATATGCAAACGGAACAATAAGTAGAACAAAAATACTATTCGGAAAAGTAAACGATTATGATTTAATGGATGTATTAAGTAATATAACACTACCTACAGCAGAATAATTTGGCGGCAAAGTATTTTTAGTATATTTAGTTAAATAAAATTAAAAATTATGAAGTATCAATTATCAATTTTAACAGAACGATTAGAACCTTTAGTAAACGAGTTAACTGACCATATTACTATTTTATCTGAAGATGGTGAATTTACTAGAGTAGAAATTACTATTGAAAGTATGGTGGATGTATTAGGTGTTTTCCATGCTGGTGTTAGGTGTGGAATGAATTATTATTACACCGAGAAGGCAAAGTAAAATCATTATATTTATTTTATACAATTATTAATTAAAACAAAAATTTAAACGTTATGGTAGAAATTAAACTGACAAGTAAGCGATTATTCCTACATTATGAATTTCCTGTACAAGTAGGTGAACTTAAAGCAACATTAGAAGCAATGGTTGTTGTATTTGACAATGATGGAGTTAAAGCATGTGATTGTGAATTTGTAGATGTAGGTGATATATCCTATATGGGTGTGGCTATTGATGGTTATGATAATTGGCGTAAATTTAAAGCATTCCATAACAGTATAGGTATTGATTTTGATGTAGCGTTAGATAAAGCATTCGCTGAAGTTATGACTAAGACCAAACTAGACAAGTTAATTAAAGAAATAAAATTTTAAGTGGTCAAACTAGTATTGTATATTTATTGCTATAAAAATTAAATACAATGGATGAAATCAAACGTATGCAAGAACTTGCTGGTATTAGTGAATATAAAATAAACAATCCAGGCGAACCATTATTTTATGTATTCGATGTGGAAGGAATGGATGAACCATATGGTCCATTTGATTTAGAACAAGCTAATCAAGAAAAAAGAAGATTAGGCTCTGGTTATGATATAATGGATGAAAAAACTGCTATAGATGTGTATGGTTTAGATGATACAGATGAAGAGTAGTTGGCAAAAATAATATCGTATATTTAGTTTATTAATTAAAAATAAAATAAAATTAAGGTTATGAAAAATTTACAAGACACAGTAGCATCTGTACAAAATGCACCAAGTTCGATCTTTACAAAAGACGATGTATTGAATCTTCTAAACGGAATTGAGTTTCCAAAAGAAGTAACAATTAACCCACTCACACAGTTTCAGATTGAATCTTTAATCAATAAGGTTATTGATACTGTTAGGGATGATGCTGATAATCTTGACAATGATTGTATTGACAGAGACTCAGCTGAATTTAGCTTGAATTACAACTATTGTGTTGAATTGGATAGTGTAGAATTTGATACAAGTCATATTGCAGATGCAGTTACAACGAATATAGATGATACAATTACAGAATGGTTTGATAAAGCATTTCCTATAACTGAGGAGGAAGTGAGTGTGGATGGTTATGTAGAAGGAACGAGTGAGGGTAATAATAACTAGGGCGAAATTTCTTTAGTATATTTAATCAAACAAAAATAAATAAGTTATGACAAAATTTAAAGTTGGAGATATTCTCCAAATTAAAAAGGCAGGATTATCATATTCAGCATTTAATGAAATGTTTGTAAGAATGGGATTTGCCGATACAAAAAGAAATAAAATATTCAGTGAAGGTACAATAGTACAAGTATTTAGTGTAGATTATCATCCTGATACTTCATTTTTACTATGTGGTGTTCGTGATATGGATGGTAATGAATCATTATGTAGTTGGGAAGGATTACAAGAAATAGTATTTAAAAAACCAGAACCTAAATCAATTAAAGTACAAGTAGGAGACTACATGGCGGAAGTATTTGAAAGTCATATTGAAGTAGGTTGTCAAACAATAAGTTATTGTGAATTTATACGATTAATAGATGCGGCTAAAAAAATAAAATTCATTGATTAAAAGGCAAAAATCATTAATTACATTTAATTAAATAAAAAATAAGTTATGAAAATCATTGCATTAACAAGTAATTATGATGGTGAATTAATTTACATCAATACTGATTTAATTGGTCATATATATGATGAAGAAACATACACAGTAGTAGGTACAACTACACATAATAACGGTGGTTTTAAAGTAAAAGAAAATGCCAAAACAATACTAAATATAATTAATGAATTTACAAAAGTTTATAAATAAATAGTTATGAAGCAAATAATAGCAGTAATAATAATATTAGTAAGTAGTTGTAATGAGCAACCAGCGCAAAAACAAACATATCAATTAGAACGTTTTGTGTATGATTCAGTTGGCAACCTGTATCAGGATATACAAATATATGATCATATTCCAACACAACATGACTCAATAAAATTTTATAAGTAGGCGAAATTAAAATCGTATATTTAGTTAAATAAAAAATAAGTTATGAAATTAAGATTTAGATGGAAATGTAACGCTGATAACAGACGTAAATCAGTAACACGTAAGATCAAATCATTATTGAAAGAAGAACCTATATTACCTGAAAGTTTAGTACGTGGGTATAGTACAGATTTTCATTTCACTGTTCCATCAGGTAATAAGTACCGTTTCTTTTATGCGGGTGGTGACACACCACGAGGTGGTATATTCTACCTAGTAACTGTAGATTAGTTGGCAAAATAAATTTCATACATTTAATCAAATAAAATTAACAGTTATGTACACAATCCGTAAAGCACAAACCGTCAAAACGTTTAAGGTCGTAGACATATTTAATAACAAACAATATGTTATAACGTGGAACAATTACACATCTAATCCATGGGTGGTTGAAGATGAACAGGGCGAGTTCATAGATAATGAGGTAGCAATATGTCGAAATTTAATTGCAATGATACAGGATGAATTTGATGAATGGACAGAATAATAAATAAATTATAAATCAAACTACATATGGAACCAAAACAATTAATGAGTATCATTGATACACTACGAGAACTAGATGGTGAAACAATACAATGGTTACTTGAACAATCAGGACATAGTGATCAAATGCTACGTCAATTAATTATGACAAGCAACATGGCGGATGTAAATGGTATATATAATGAAAGAGTTGAGTATGAAATAAAGACATATGACTGGTATGATAACAGTGTAGCACACGTACGTAAGTAAAATAAATTTTGGCGGCGAAATTAGAATCGTATATTTAGTTAAACAAAAATAATTAGTTATGATTAAAAAAGAAACATTCCAAACCGTTCAGTCATTAATTCTAGAAAATTCATTCGGTACAATCAAAGCCGAGGACAACATTACATTAGAGGTAACAGTGGGAATCAACAGTGATGATTATGGTTGGTTTGAACTGTATGACATAGAATCGGGAGGTGAAGATTGGTACGCTGAGGGTGGTTTATGGATTAAAGATAAAGTCATAACGGATTATGATGGTGTATTCAGTTTGTCACCGGTAATAATTGAAAAATTAAAAGAGTGGGGATATGATACAAGTGAGGTTGAGTAATAAATAAAATAGGCGAAATAAAGATCGTATATTTAATTAAATAAAAGGTTATGAGTAATATAAAGGATTACATCAATTTAACACATGATGATTTCAAAGCAATGTCTAAACATGAATTTGAAACATACGCGCAAGTGGAATATACTAATTACATAAACAATATTACACATAATGAGGATTATATCGAGTATGGTGAGTACTTTCATGAACTAGAATGGGTACATGGAAGGCAAAATAAAGATCGTATATTCAATTAAATAAAAAAGTTATGAAAAAATTAGTAGTTTCAATTATGGTAAATGTAAAAGATGACTGGTACGGTAAAAACTATAGATATTACAGCACCGGTCCAGATAGTACAGGATTCAAAAACAAAACCGAAGCGAGAAAATACGCTGGCGCGCTAAAGAAATGCGTTAAGAATCGTATTAAGCAACAGTTCGGGTCTAGAGGATCTATGAGCAATGAAGTAGTGATAGGTGATCTTAACGAAATGGAAACATATAGGTACTACGGAGCAGGACCTAGTTGGGCATGTGATAATTGTGATGTAACAGTATACACAATTAAGAATATAGGGGTGGCGATATAAGAATTATATATTCAGTAAAATAAAAATAATAACATGATAAGTACATTAACAATAATCGGATGGATGTCTTTAATAGCGTCATGGGTGATACCATTTGTGATAAGAAAACAAACAAATGTGTTTGAGAAAAGACAACAGAGTTATGTTATAGGAATATTTTTATCTGCGATTGCTCTGGCTTGTTTTGCTAGTAACACAATTATGCACTTTAGTAGGTAATTAAATTTTAGCGGTTTTATGGCGTTTTTACGCGTGTTTTTTTGCGCAAGGTAGTAAATTATTTTTAGTGGCAAGGGTGGAAAACAAATGTGTAGTGTGAATGATGATATATTGTTTTTTTTATTGGACATTGGGTGTGTTATGGTATGTGGAATAAAGGGACAGTATGGTGAATGATGTGTTGCGACTCGGGAAAAAGCCATGCACACCCATGTCCATTTTTTGCTCCAAAAAGGTATATACTATTTTTTTTTTGGCAAAATTTTTTATTATATTTAGTTAATAATTAACGCGCTATGACAATTTCACAACAGATTTTAACAGAAGATTTAATATTCAATATTGTATTTTGGGGTGTAATATGGGTGTTATATAAGAGCCGGAACGCATCACCATGGAACCAAAAGGTATGGGATGGAATTAAATGGTTCTTCATCATAGTGTTAGTAGTGTTAGGCGCTAACTATACAAAGAAGAAAGTAAAGGATTGGTGGTCTAAATAATTTACGTATATTTATTAACGTAAAATAAGTAACAGCACACCGGCGCCACAGGTCGTAACTCGAATAGTGATGTGAACGTTTCACAATTATAAAGGGTGGTTCATTCCCAAAATAAATCCAGGACGATAAATGGTTCAGCATACCAACTACATCACATGTGGTTAATAGTCCAAAACTGAAATAGACATAGAAGAATATATCGCAACGCCGCTACATATGTAGAGGCTACCTTACTGCTTGTTTGGCGTGGTCAAAAAAAGATCATATCTTCATCACAATGGTTAGTTTCTTAAAAGTGTTAAAGAATGAGGTGTAGCCTACCTCTGATCCCTCCAGGTGTTACTCGCACCCGCCCGTCATGTGACAATTAAATTTACGAATAAAATCTCGACCACCAAGTAAATAAATAAGAATGGACAAATCGTTTGGCGGCGAAACTGCTATATTATATTTACGTCATTAAATTATTAAATTAAAAAGTATGAAAAAATTAAACGAATTCGACATTACCGTTTATGAAACAGGAGATGTCAGAGACACAATGATCTTCACTGTGTGGGCAGTTAATTATCCATTAATGAATATTCCGATATTTGATATTCATTTTAACAATGGTGGTTTATTATTATGGCATGGCAAATTATTTAATAGAATTGATGATGATAAGAAATATGATTTAATTAATTTTACAGGCGATTGGGCTCAAGAAATAATTGATGGAAGACAAAAGTAAAATAGGGATTGGACGTCAAAAATAAAAGCGTATATTTAAGTATTAATAAAAATTAAAAACAAAAAAAAAAGGTTATGAAAAAAACAAAAAACAAAGAAGTAACAGTAACAATCGAAAACGCAGAAACAATTGAAACAATTGAAGCGGTCGAAACTGTAAATGCAATTGAAACAGTAGTAGTAACAGAAAAACGTCGTGGTCGCCCGATCGTAGAAGGTTCAAATCGCCAATTAGATTTAGCCGCCAAAGCAAGTAGGGTAGAGGCTAATGGGGGTGTAGTTAGAAAAGGTAGACCAACAAATGGTACTAGTGCTAGACAAATGAGATTGGCGGCTAAAGAAGCATTAAAGGCTGCGGGTGTAGTTATTAAGCCAGGTAGACCAAAAGTGGTTAAAGTAGAAGAAACAGTTGTAACAGAAGCAGTAGTAGCTTAAGTTATGATTAGGTAAGTTTGGGGCCGCAAAGGGCCCCATTCTTTTTATTACAAACGAGATATTAGGTGGGCAAAAATTTTTCAGTATATTTAGTTAAACAAAAATTAAAAAATTATGAAAATTGAATTCGTTAAAGAAGTAAACGCAAATCGTTTAACAACTTATTTTACTCAGGTTGATGGTAAGTTTATTACTAATAGCTTAGATTTTGATCAGGACAAAGCAAAAGCTATTTACGATGGCATTGTAGCAAATGGTGGTAAATTTGTTTCCACAGAAATACTTGAATCAATAGAAATTTAATTTTCTTAGGCGAAGTTTTTTAGTATATTTAGTTAAATAAAATTAAAAGTTATGAAAAAAGCAAAAGTACAAATTAAATCTATTTTTGAGCAAATCGCCGCTCAGGTTTTTTTGATGACCAATTTAGGCGAAGCGAAACGTTTTGTTATTAGTTTTGTCAACAGTAAAGACATAAACGAACAAGACAAAATAAACATTTTACGGGAGGTCAATAACACCCAATCGTTAGTTCGTTTCCAAACTTATATCTGTAATTCTTTACTGAAGTATGAAGGAATGGGAATGAACCAGATTAATAAGACAGCTAAAGAAGCCGCAACCGAAACCGCACCCCAATAGGGAGCGGTTAGGGCAAAATGGTGATTTATATTTAGCGAAACAAAAATTAATCATTATGTACAAATTAGATTGTTCTTATTACACAAAGGAATTTAGCCACTTAGATGAATTAATCAATGATTGTATTCAATCAGGTATGGACCCCAATTATGATGTTTTATTCAATGGGGTTAAATGTGGATTATTAATCGATTTTATTTCATTTTAAATTTATTTTTTATGTTTAAACAGATTAAAACTTTTTTCTTCGGACAACGAGCACAAGGTGAGTTAATACAACCACCTAAAATTAAAACAATTTACCCCACCCAAACAATGAATGAACAACAGTGGAGAGAGGAATTCAAGTTTGGATCACGATACGGACATAGGGGATCATTTTATCAAACAAGTTTTTAACGATTCATACTTTTGATTTTTAATTACGGACTGATGTTTTTACATTGGTCCTTTTCCTTTGGTCAAGATTAATCACTATATTTAGTCATTGATAAAAATTAAAAAATTAAAGTTATGAACAAAAAATTATTACTATTCCGATTATCGATTATCATGTTTATCATTATCAGTTTCGCCTCGTCGTATAGGTTAGAAACAGATGCAGATATAACAATTACGTTCTTCGCTGTTTTATTATCTGTAGGTTATGTAGGTGCTGAAATGGTGTACAGACGTGATATTGTAGATAAGGAATAATGACTGGTCAAAACATTGATTGTATATTTAGTTAAATAAAAAATTAAAATTATGACACGATTTCAAAAAATTACATTGGTGTGGTTTATTATCTACATGATGGCGTTTATGACACTTATTTTCACAACATCAAGTTGTACAACAGGACGAGTTGGTTGTCCGATCAATGCACAACATGGATTTGGTCCCGGCCGTATCAGATAAAAAATTATTTATTGGTGGTCAGGATTGTTTTAGTATATTTAGTCATTAATAAAAATTAAAAATAAAAAAGTTATGAACGTAAACGAATTAAAATCAGGGTATCACATCTTCGGAAACAAAGGTAACGTATGGAGTAATCAATGTCACATCGCCAAGTCAGGATTTGACGGACGAACATTATGTGACGTACCAATGCTCAGTAATAACTGGGCCCGTATCGAAGAGGTTAAAACGATTGGTTGTCCTGAGTGTTTATCAAAGTACAATGCTCAAAATGCAGTGTAGTGGATAAAGCATTCGAGATTGCAGGTTGTAAAAAAAGAGCACGCGAAAGCGTGCTTTTGCATTCTTGTAAAAAAAATATTACGAAGAGAAGAAATTTCGAAAAGATCGATCCGATAGCGGATCGATAGCGTTTTATATGCGGCTTGACCCCGCCGTAATTGCGGTCCATCGACGCCCCACTATTTTCGTAAAAAAAGTTCGACGTATTCTCAACACGCAAACATCCTCTACGCATCGACAGTATATACGCATATACCCCATAATCGAATCTAAATTTCCGAAATAACCCTTTTGGGACACGTTTGCAAAATAGCAACTCTAACTTTTAACAGATTTTTTTGGCGTAGCAAAATTATATACTTATATTCATTACATAAAACTAACAATATGATACCAAAAGATAAAGCACACCAACTAGTAACCAGATTCTACTTAGCACTACCAAATAATGGTAGTCAGACAGGAGTTAATAACGTACACCAAAGATGGGAGGAAGGAAAAAGGTGTGCTATGATGGCAGTGGATGAAATGACAGACACTCTATATAATAATGATTTGATGCAGATGTGGGATTATTGGAATGAAGTAAAAAAAGAAATAGAAAACATAGATTAATGACACCAAAAGAAAAAGCAAACAAATTACGATATCAATTTGAAAGTGCAATGCAAAATGCTGATATGCGCGGTTACTATAACCAAACAATTAAAGAATGTGCATTGATTTTAGTTGATGAAATAATAAATAGTAGAAATTATGATAAAAATTTTGATGATACTTTGCTTTCAAAAGGTATTAATTATTACACTCCAAATCCGATGTATTTAACTTATTGGAATCAAGTAAAACAAGAAATAGAAAAATTATGAGAGATTTACCACTAAATAAACAAGAAAGAAAAGAAGGCTGTATTATGATGATTATCCTAGGAACAATTGGATTAATTGGACTTATTCTTTTATACATTATAAACAATTAAATTATGAAACGACACAAACGTTACTACTTTGAACCAGTAGAAGAAAACCCAAAAATACATCGTATTATTATGATTCGCCGTAACCCTAAAAAACAATCATTAATACGTAGGTGTATGTATTGGGCGTGGCAAGTACAATCCGATAAACAATATATTAAAAAATATTTTAAAAACGACGATTATGAAGCCCCTGGATTTATTGTTGACTAAGGAAGCATTCGATGCATATGCAACGCGTTTGCGTGAAGAAAAAGCACGCGAATATGGTATGACCATAGAGCAGTGGGATGCCGCTGTTGCTACGCAGCAAGTCATTAGCCCTATTACGCATAATAATATTACCCAGCATAATAGTAATAGCGGTTCTAATATCGCGTAAAACGCATTAATAAACGCTTAAACAAACTATCTTATGAAACGTGTATCAGTTGATGAATCACATTATTACATTAAGTTAAAGCCAAACCAGCATCATAAGGCAGATGCATTTACATTAATACCCGTAGATGATGGTTGGGAAGAAGTGCATTACTTAGCTAATGCTGTTTTAGATCCTTCTGGCGCAGTTCGCGCGTCTAAATACGTGTACGTATTAGTTAATAAAAGTATGCCTAATATGGTTAAAATTGGTATGACTACTAATACGCCGGACGAACGCGCTAGGCAAATATCGGCGGCAACAGGCGTAGCGACTCCATGGATTCCTGTGTATTCGTTTTCGTGTTATCGTTCTGATTTATTAGAGGCGGAGGTGCATGAATATTTTCATCATTGTCGCGTTAATACACATCGTGAAATGTTTGCTATTGATTCACATACTGCGCAAAAAGTTATTGAGGAGCTCGGATATAAGTATTCTACTGCGATGTGGGATCATAATGGGCTATAGGTATATAATATTTATTGATATGAAACAATACATTAATGAACATAAACGCTGGCAGAAACTGGCTGGCATTATTAGTGAAATGAAAGTAGCGGATCCTACATATGAAAGAGATAGTTATGCTGATTTATTAGATAAAACAATTCAAATAGATTGGGAAAATGGTGCTCCGCAATATATAGGAAAAATAACACTTATTGATTTTGAAGAAGGTACAATTGATACTAGAGATAGTAGAGGTGGTGGAAATAGATGGGGTATCGGAAAAAATGCATTAAATCAATTAGTAAGTAACGGTATATGGAACTCTCCAGGTGAGATGGGTGTTCAAATAAAAGTAATAGATACCATAGCTGAAATGAAAGTAACTGATCCTGGTATTGAAAATATTATAAAGAATTTTATTTTAGATCATATTCCATATACTGAATCTGATTTTGACTCTTATTATAATGCTGATTCAGATTCAGAAGATTTAGTTGAAGCTGGAGAGTATGTTGAACATATTTTTTTAGAATTAGGTAGTACTGGGGATGAAGATGAATTATTAGACTTAGTTAAAGATTCTTCTAAAGTTGAACATAGGCCATGGGGTGATTATTATACAAATAGATGGATAATTAAAAAATATCCATTTGAAGATAGACCTGATCTTAATTGGACTGAAGAATTAGTGGTTAGACTTCAAATTCCTAATGGTAATTATGATGTAGGTAATGTATTTAATAATGATTACGGTCAAGTTATTGAAATAAGAAGATCTATTCCTTTTGATCAAGAAATGGTAGCTTGGTGGACACAACATTACGGATAATTTAAAATAAATAAATATGGCATCACTTAAAATATATACACGCCAAGATAAGGCAGCATTCTTAAATCATTTAGGTAAGTATGATATACTTATTAATACTGAGAATATTGAGGATATTAAAAAAGACGGTAATAATAAATCGTATTTTATTCTTAATAACATAGACAATATTACAGCTGATAAGATAAAAGATTTATTTAATGGTCATGCTGATATGGATATTACTGTATTAAAAGAAATATTACGGCGAATGATTCGTGAAGAACTTTCAAAGTAAATTTGGCTTCCCAAGAAATTTTCGCTAGCTTCAAACTACGCAGTTAAAAAATGTTTGAGATGAAAATGCAAAAACATAAAACGCGTATATTTATATATAAACATATACAATGAGATACAAAAACAACATATTAGACAGATTGAATCAGATAGATACTATCGCTAATCGTATTAACGTTCAGGTAAATAGAGGTGGAACACAAGATCAAGTACTTGAATCAATTGAAATGCTAAAAGAAGCAATTGAAGACACTAGATCAATGATTTCTATCGAAGCTGATGATTTTGATCAACAATTTAGACCACAATAATAATTTATGCAAACAGTTTTATGGGTTTTAGGAATTCACCTTGCTGAGATAGCAGGTATTGCTTTTTACTTAATCATCAAAAAAAATAAAAAGTTAGAACAAGTACTTATTAGTCAACAAGATCAATTAAACGCTGCTAGTTTTTTAATTGGTAGAATGGATGAGTCTTTTAAGCAATTAGAAAATAGAGTATGGGTTGGTGAAGATGAAGATATCCAAACTATATTTAACGAAATGAAAGAACTTCAATCTGCTTTATCTTCTTTAAAGTAAATTTGGTTACGGTGTTTTCTGTTCATATATTGTTTTTATAAATGAAAAACTACTATATCAATGTATAATGAAAACGACGAGCTAGATATATTTTTAGATAGCGAAAAAACAATTGCATTAAATAAACGTGGCCAACCTCGCAAACGTAAACCTAAAGAACCTCGTATCTACTTTACTGAAGATACGGAGAATGCTATCGTTGAATATCTCTCACTTACAGATCAATCTCAACGAAATAGAATTTACAATGAACGTATTGAGTATGCTTTTTATAAACTAGCTGAGAATATAATTCATACATTTAAGTTTTATTATACTGATTCAGATACTATTGAAGAACTTAAACATGAAGTTGTAACGTTCTTACTTGAAAAACTTCACTTATATAACCAGGATAAAGGTAAAGCTTACTCTTATTTTGGTACTATCGCTAAACGTTATCTTATTGTTTATAACGAGAAAAACTATAAGAAACTCCAAGAACATGCTGATATGGAGGAGTTAGACGAAAACAAACAATTACTCCAGGATAATATTAAAGAAAACAACGATCAAAGCAATATTGATACTTTTTTAAATCAATATATTTTATATATAGATAAACATCTTTATCATATATTTCCTAAAATACAAGATGCTAAAACAGCAGATGCTATAATGGAATTATTTCGCAAACGTGAAATGTTAGAAATATTTAATAAAAAAGCATTATATATCTACATCCGCGAGATGACAGATACTTCAACTCCCCATATTACTAAAGTTACTAAGAAACTAGATAAATTACGTACTCAATTATTTAATGAGTATTATAATCATGGATATATAAAAATTTAAAAGTATATATTTATTGATATGATAAAGTTAATAAATTTATTACATGAGGCTAAACAAGTAGGTATTTTATATCATTTTACAAGAACAGGAGAATTAATAAGTATACTTGAAAATAATATATTAAAAGCAAGTGATATGTGGGCTACTAATAATGATCTTAGACCATTTAATGCTTTTACTAGAAATAAAAACGGATGGGATGTTGGTGGTTTTTATACAGATGTAAGAATAGCTATAGATGGCGATAAATTATCGAATAAATATAAAATTCAACCTTTTAATATGGGATTTGGAGTTGATGAAATGGAAGAAAGAATTTATAAAACTATCCCTAATATAAAAGATTATATATTAAATATAACTATTAATACTAAAAGAGGAGCTTATGATATGGACAAAGATATTTTAAATAATTTATATCCTGATTTAAAAACAATATAATATGGTTAATTTTAATGACGTAGTATTATTTGGTACTACATCTCTATCTGATATATTTAAGCAAGCACACCGGCATACTAAAGATACTGATAAGCAAATCAATGAACTTATTGATGCTCTTAAACCATTAGCATCATCTAACGCTGGATCTGCAGTAATGCTTATGCCTACTGTTAAAGATTTAATTGATGTTAATGTAAAGAATAACGAACAATTAATTAAGATGGCAGGTATTGCGCAACGTGCATCAACTGCTAACGCTTCTAATAGTCAAGAATTATTTTTTGACCCATCAGAAATACAACAGTTATTAGAAGAACAACGTGCTGTACAAATTGAAGGTCAAAAATTATTAGACCAAACAGAAACTATTCAACACCAAATTGAAAATAAATGAGTATAAGAATTAGAGATAATTTAGGTGGATTAGTAGCCGCTACTAGTAAAACTTCTTCACAACCAACACCAAAAGTAAAAATTGGTAAGGTATTTGGCGTTGTATTAGATGAAAATACTCCATCTAAAGAATTATTTGAAAAACATGGAGGGTGGAATGGAGTAGGAACAGTACTGTATTTAGATTATGAACAATCTAAGAATATTTCTGTAGGTGGAGTTAATTTATCTTCTTGTAAAGTGGCAAAACCACTTCATCCTGATACTCAAAATTATCCTTTATTAGGAGAATTAATTCATCTTGTTAGTGGACCATCTCCTGTTAGTCAAGTTAATAATCAAAGCGATCAAAAATATTACACTGGTACTATTAATATATGGAATAGTAATCAACAAAATTCTTTAACAGATGATAGTTTAGGTAATACTTTTACTGAAACATCTGATATTAGAAAATTATTATCATTTGATGGAGATAGAATATATCATGGTAGAAAAGGAAATGGTATACGATTTGGTAGTACAGTAAAAGCTCGTTCTAATGTTAATGAATGGAGTAGTATAGGTAACGATGGTGATCCTATTACTATATTAGTAAATGGATATGTAACAACAGATACAGGTTCATCTGTACCTAATATTGAAGAGATAAATAAGGAAAAATCATCTATTTATCTTACATCAACTCAAAAATTACCTTTAGAACCTGGAGCTAGTATTATTAATCCTAGAGTTAATACAGTTAAACCTAGTAATTATATTTCATCTCAGTTAATATTAAATAGTGATAGAGTTACTCTTAATGCTAAAAAAGACGAAGTATTATTATTTGCTAAAACAAATATTGAATTAACTAGTGATAATATTATTAATATTAATGCTGGTAAAGTAGCACATATTAATTCTCCTTCTATAGCCCTAGGTACTAAAGAAAATGGAGATTATCCGACTGAACCAGTGTTATTAGGAGATAAAACATATGATTTATTTTTAGAGTTATTTGGAGCATTAACTAATTTAGCTGGTTTTTTAGCTAATGCAAGTACAAAAGATGGTCCTATAGTATCTGTTGTTAGCGGAGGAACTCAATTATTTGCAGATATAGATAATCTACTTAATAAAGTGGATACTATTACATCAGAAAAAGTATATACAGTATAATGGCAGACTCAATTACACCTTCTAATCCTAATATACCTGCTCAACCTGCAATATCAGGTAATGTAGCTTCGTTAGCTACACCTAGTACATTATCTAATTTACGAAACTCAACATCTCCATCTACTTTTGGAGATCAAGCAATAAATATAGCTGCGCAGCAAGCAATTAAAGCAGCTACTCAATCTACTATAGCTAAATTGTATAAAGAAAAAGCAAGTTTAGTTCAAGAAGGAATACAATTAGATATAAATCACCAACTTACTCTACAAAAAATAGAGATAAAACATACTCCTAAAAAACAAATCCAAAATGGACAAACCGTAGACATACCAGCGGAATTAAATGACCAGCAATATCAACAAGCAGTTGATGCTGAAAATAAAAATTATGAGGAAGCTAAAAAAAATCTACAAGAACGAAAAGATGTTAATCAAAAAGCAATTGATGATTATTTAAAAGATCCATTTAAAAAACAAAAAGACGCTAAAAAGAAAAGACAAGATAAAAAGAAAAAACGAATAAAGCGTAATAAAGAAGAAAGTCGTAAAGCAAGAAAAGCATTAGCAAAAACTGTTTTTCAAAATGCTAAAAAAAGTTTAGTACCTATTTTAACTTTAGTTTTAACAAATCAAATAGCTAAAATTATTGCTGGGAATGATAGAATAGGAAAACTAGTAAGAGATACAAATGCTATAATATTAGATGCTAATGAATCTGGAGATGCAACTAAATTAAATAATGCTAAATTAGCTAGAGATAACGCTATTAGAATAATACAAGATAATGAGGATAAAATAAATAAAATTAATACTCAAATTAAAAGAATATCAATTTACATTTCTATATTTAGCGTTATAGTAGCTATAATATCTGCAATACCAATTCCAACATCTGTACCTCCTGGAATAGGTATTCCAGTTAATTTAATTATAAAATTAGTTAAGATATTAGATAAAGCTAATCAAATAATTTTAGCTTTAAGTGCCCTTATTCCTATAGTAATAAATATTTTAGATAAAGCAATTTCTATATTAGAAGATTATAAATCTCAATTATTAGATATAAACGGACAATTAGAATCAGCAGCAATAACAAATGGTGATTTATCTAGTACTAATAGGAGTGGTTTTACATTTGGGTCTACTTTTGATGAGTATAAAGGATTTAAATTCGCTATACGAGAAGATACTAGTTTTGGTGGAGTAACTGTAGGAGGATTTAAACGTCATTACGCTGTTGCAATTGATAAGTACAATGTAGATGTATTAAAAAGTGAGTATTCATTTACATTAGACCCAAATGATTTAATATCGCAATTAAAATTAGTAATAGACCAACAAAATTTACAAGCTTAAAATATTTATATATATGAATGTTAAATTATTTAAAAAATTAATTAAAGAAGCAGTAGCTGAAGCTATTTACGAAGAATTACCAGAAATACTAAGCGAAGTATTAGCAAGCCAAAATAAACAACCACTCCGTGAAGATAAAACATTTAATTTTACAAGTGCAGACGCTGTACCTTTATCTGGGGATGTACGTAGTTCATTGATAGCTAGAATGGGAGCTGAGTTTGGATTTCAACCGCCGCAACCGGCATTAAAAGTAATTGATGCTGTAGATGAATCAACGGGTGAAAAAGTTAATCCTTATTTAAATTTCATAGCAGACGCCGCTGCTAATATGTCACCAATGGATAGATCCGGATTAAGAAATTTAGATTAATATGCCAATACCTTTAACAACTCAGGTTAATCCATTAGATTTGCAAGGTAATATTGCAATTGGGATACCTTTACCTTTTAATGGACCTGTTGCTTTTAATAGCACATATAGTACATATGATCAAATTAAATCTAATTTAATTAATCTTTTACTTACAAATAAAGGTGAACGTGTATTTAATCCTGAGTTTGGTTCTGATTTAAGAATAGTATTGTTTGAAGGATTAAATGAAGATACTGACAATGAGATTAGAAGTTTAATTACTACTAATACAGCAATATTTGTTCCTGATGTAACAATAACAAATTTAGATATAGTACAAGACAAAGATAATAATTCTTTATCTGTTAATGTACAATATAGAATAAATATATCTAATAAAACAGATCAAATTACCGTACAATTTATATAAAATGACAGATAATAATGTATCATATTTAAATAAAACTTTTGGAGAGTTTAAGACTAATCTTATAAACTATACCAAAACTTATTTTCCTACAACATATAATGACTTTTCAGAAGCATCTCCTGGTATTATGCTTATTGAAATGGCAGCCTATGTTGGTGATGTAATGTCATTTTATTTAGATACTCAAGTACAAGAGAATTTCTTATTATATGCTAAAGAAAAAGAAAATTTATTTGCTTTATCATATATGTTAGGATATAGACCTAAAATATCATATGCCGCTACTACCACTATTGATGTATATCAATTAATACCGGCATCGTCTATTACTTCTCCGTCTCAACCAGACTATACTTATGCTTTAACTGTACCTGAAAATACAGTCTTAACATCAAACGGATACGGAACTAAATTTTTAACAACAGAAAAAATAAATTTTGCTGATGGTATTAATACTGAAATAACGTTAGCTGATAATAATTATTTCTTGCTTAAAAAACAAGTAAAAGCAATATCAGCTGAGATTAAGTCTACTACTATAAATTTTAATTCGCCGCAGAAATTCTCTATAGCTACTATAACAGATTCTAATATATTACAAATACTAGATGCTACTGATACTCAAGGAAATAAATGGTATGAGGTTCCATATTTAGCTCAAGCTACAGTATTCGATAAAATAGCTAATCCAAACGCTAGTACAGATCAAGTACCATATTTAATGCAATTAAAAAGAGTACCACGTCGTTATGTGTCTCGTTTTTTATCTGATGGTACAATGCAATTAGAATTTGGAGCAGGTATGGCTAACAAATCTGATCAAACTATTTTACCTACACCTGATAATATACGATTAGGTTTAGTACCAGGTATATCAAATTTATATGGTGATTTTAATAAAGCATCTGTATTTTATACTCAGGAATATGGTTTAGCTCCAAGTAATAATATAACTATTCGTTATTTAGTAGGAGGAGGATTAACAGCAAATACAAACGCAAATACAATCACTACTATAGATAGATCAGGAGTTTATTTTCAAAGTGGAATTAATAATAATTTGGCAAATAATATAGTTAAACCTAGTTTAGCTGTAACTAATCCAATACCTGCATCTGGAGGTAGAAGTGGAGATCAAGTTGAAGAAATACGTAATAATGCTTTAAACGCATATCAATCACAGTTACGCGCTGTAACTAGAGAAGATTATATGGTACGTGCATTATCTTTACCTTCTGATTATGGTAGTGTAGCTAAAGTATACGTAACTCAAGATCCATCTCGTGAATTAATCCCAACTCAAACTGTAGCTTATGTTGAAGAGCGTAATCCATTATCATTAGATATGTACATATTAGGATATAATTCTGATAAAACATTAGTGACTGCATCTACTAACTTAAAAAATAACCTAGTAACATACATTAACCAGTTTAGAATGGTTACTGATGCGGTAAATGTTAAAGACGCGTTTTATATTAACATAGGTATTAATTTTGATATTAGTATTAAAAGTGGATATAACAATAACACAATTGTATCTAATTGTATTATGGCGCTAAAAGATTTCTTTAATATTGAAAGATGGAATATTAATCAACCTATAATAATTTCCGATGTACAATCTCAAATTTTAAATGTAAACGGTGTCCAATCAGTAATAAAACTAGAATTTACTAATAAACAGGGAGGTATATATTCTCAATACGCATATGACATACCAGGAGCAACTAGACAAGGTAATATATACCCATCAGTAGATCCAAGTATTTTTGAAGTAAGATACCCAAATATTGATATTCAAGGAAGAGTAGTAGCTGTTTAAACATTTAAAATATATAATATTTATATATAGTAACTAATTAATTATGGCTATATATAAAATATTTCCTGAAAAAAGTGCAACACTTTATTCATCTGAACCTACATTAAACTCTGGGGTAGATGAAATACTAGAATTAAGTCTTTATCAAACACTTGATGGGGCGTATGAAGTATCACGTCCTATTATCCAGTTCCCTCAAGATGAAATAAATACTATCTTTCAAAATTTTGTTCTTAATAACAATTGGGAAGCACATTTACGTTTATCCCTAGCCACAGCTAAAAATTTAGCATCTGATTATTCTATATATTGCTATCCAATATATAATGAATGGAATGTAGGAACAGGACGTTCATCTAATACACCAATTACAACAGATGGAGTTAGTTGGAGATATACTGATCAATTAGGAGGAAATATATGGTACTATCCTAATAATCTTCCTAATCCTTATGTTGAATATCATGATGATGGTACTGGAAATAATGATGGTGGTGGGTTATGGCTAGATTATAGGCGAGTAACTAATGATCCTACTTTATTTGCTACTCAATCTTTTAATAATATATCATCTAAAGATATAGACTTAGATGTTACTTTTATAGTTGATAATTGGGTTGGCAATCCAACTACAAATAACGGTTTTATACTAAAATTTAATAATACTTTAGAATTTGTATCTTCTACATTTCCTTCACTAAAATACTTCTCAGGAAATACCCATACAATTTATCCACCCTGTTTAGAAATAAGATGGGATGATTGGGCATATAATACAGGATCATTATCTGTTGCTACTTCACCTAGTATAGTTGCTACATTAGCTAATAACCAAAGTGAATATCAACAAGACTCAGTACAACGTTTTAGAATAAATGTAAGAGATAAATTCCCCGCTAGAGCATTTCAGTCTACTTCTGTTTATTTAATTAATAAAGCACTACCAGAAGAATCGTACTATCAAATAAAAGATTTGGATACCGAAGAAATAGTCGTAGATTACGATACAACATATACAAAAATAAGTTGTGACCCTACAGGAATGTATTTTGATGTATATATGAACGGATTAGAACCAGAACGTTATTATAAAATATTAATTAAAACTACTATAGCAGACACTACATTAGTATTAGATGATAATTATTACTTTAAAGTTATAAGATAATATGTCTCAAATTCCAATAGAAAAACAAGTATTTGATAAAAACGCGTTTGGTAAAGTAATTGATACTCAGTTTAGTCAATTATTGAATAATGTATCTGAAGAAACTCCTGTATTTACACTAGAAGATTTCTTTCAATTGTATGAACAATTATTCTATCAAATTCCTAAAGAAGGTGACGCTGATTCTCATAGATTTATTTTAGAAAAAGAAGCAGATTATTTAGGAGTAATAGTTAACCAGGATGATATTCAGGCGTTACTAGAAGAAATTACAACATTACGACAACAAGTACTAGATACTCAAACAGCACTTGATGAAATAAGTAAAACATTTAAAAAATAATGGCTAATAATATAAAGATAGTAGGTAATATTATTGATACTACAACAATTTCTCGTTATAATATTAATGATATTAATTTAATTCCATCTCGAAAATTAAGTGAAAACTTTGGTGGGAAAAATGACTATATTGAGTTTTATATATATGATATAGCAGGTAATCTATTAAGTATTAATTATAATTATCTTAATTATAAATTACCAGCTAATATAGGATTAACTCCAGGAACAATAAATCCAATAAATACAACGGGAAATATTCAAACAGAAAATGTAGGTGTTATATCAACTTTATCTACTCCTACAAGTTCATTATATCCTGTTATTGAAATAGATCCTGTCAAAGATTTACAAGATGCTGGGTACTCATCAGGTGAATTTAAAGTTAGATATAATCTTTTTCATAATATATTATCTAATAACATAGATGAAGCATTATTTATTAAAGAAATTTCACAAGATAGAACAGAAATAAGATTAGGATCTGTTACTCTTAGTAATGAAGAAATTGAAACTGTAGTAACATCTTTAATAAATGAAATAAATACGGCTAATTATTATGTAGATTATTTATTAAATTTTGGTAATAATAATCAAGTATTAGCCATTAATATTGCTTTAAATAAAGCACCTGGTGGGTATGAAGTATTATTTAAATTATATGAGCCGTTACCTTTAAACATACAGGAAAAACAAACACTATGGGTTGTAGAAGAAAAAGTTAACCCTTATGTATTTGATATTAATTTAGATAAATTTGTTATTCCACCACCTCCTCCTACATTAAGAGGTCCTAACTTTGATATTACTATTCCTAATCAGAATACAGTATCAACAGCATATACAGACTACGCTACAGCAATAAGTAGTTTACAATCATTACAAAATACATCATACCATCAGATATTAAATTTAATGAATACACAAAGTATTCAAATAAATGTTGATTATACTAATTTTGATAATTTTGTATTTTTTGGTTCTGCTTATAGTCGTGTTAATAATTTTTATGGTAAAGTACAACAAATTGAAGCATATGATAACATTATAACTAAGTATACTCCATTTGTTGCTACAACTGCTAGTCTTCAAAATGAAATTAATCAATACTCAGCTAGTATCAATACACTTATTTCTCAGTTTGATGGATATGAATCATATCTATATTTTGAATCTAGCTCATATGCTTGGCCTAAATCAGGGTCATTTAAACCATACGAACTATTATCAACAGGATCAGCTGCCGTAATTACATGGTATAATGCTTTAACTGCTTCTGCTTTAGTTTATGATAATAACAATTATGATAATTTAAAATATGCTGTTCCTACATTTTTAAAGGACGATGAAAATAATCAACCGTATTTTGTTTTTCTTAATATGTTAGGTCAATACTTTGATAACATATGGATTTATCTTAAATCTATTACTGATATTAACTTAGCAAATAATAATTTAAATGTAGGTATATCTAAAGATCTAGTATATAATCAATTACAATCTTTAGGTATTAAACTATATAATAGTCAAGCAGGTGAAAGTGTAGATCAATACTTAATAGGCGCTAATACAGGCAGTTCTATATTTAATAATGATTTTTCAATTACTGGATCTTATTTAAATAATATACCACGTAAAGATTTAATATCGGAATTATATAAACGTATCTACCATAATTTACCTTTATTATTAAAAACAAAAGGTACAGTTGCTGGGTTAGATAACTTAATGACTGTATTCGGTATTCCAAATAAAACATATTATACCGTAGGTAATGAATCGTTCTATACTCCTACAGGTAGTTCTACTACGTCTAGTATACTAAATGTTAAAGAATTTGGTGGTGGTACTAAAGCAGGATTAATAGATGGATATAATAATGATAAAACAAGAATTATACCTAATACAATATATGGAAATGTATTATCTCCATTATTAAGTTTACAAACATATCCAACTGCATCTAATCAATTTAGAGAAAATGATATGCATTATGTAGATATATCTTTCTCACCACAATCACAAATTGATACTTACATTTCAGGAGCTATATCTTCTAATAATTCTACTTGGAGCTTAGATGACTATATAGGTGATCCTAGACAACAGTATAGTTCTTCATATCCTGATTTAAATAATCAACGTAAATTATACTTTGAAACAGGTGTTAGTGGATTTGCTCCATTTACAGCGTCCGCATTAGATTATAATGGTTTTGTTAGATTAATAGAGTTCTTTGATAATTCATTATTTAAGATGCTTGAAGATTTTACTCCTGAGCGTACAAGTTTATCAACAGGAGTTACCATAAATTCACCTGTATTAGAGCGTAATAAAGTAGTTTATTCAATACCACAAGTTTATACACAAAGTGTATTAACAGCTCAATACTCTGCTTCAACTATAACATCACCTTATAATCCGTTATATACTCAATTACAAGGAAATAAAAAACCATATTTTACAGGTGAATTAAGCGGTAGTGTAGTAGATGTACATCAATACTTTACAGATAATTATAATCCATATTTAGGTAATTGGGATATATGGAATACACAACATCCACCTAATCAAAATGTAAATCAAAAT